ACCAAGCTCATCATGGTAAATAAGAGTAGCTATACTCATCATTGCTCCCCCTATTAGTAACCTATCTTCAGAGGATTGTGAAGATTTTTCCACAAAATTCATTAGCATGTCAAAAAAACCAGTTAATTTATCTTCTGCAGTTTGAGTTTTAATTATCAAAACGTATATTCCTTTGTTCATCTATTTTTTTAGGTTCTTTTGCTTTAGTTAAGTTAACATTTGCTCTTAATTGAGCAATATCTTCTTGAGAATCAATTCTATCTTGAGCTATTTGACCTGTTTGTTGTAATTTTTGTTGATCAATGCTTAATCTTCCTTGATCATTATTTTCTTTTCGTTGAATATCTTTTGCTTTTAGTTGTATTTCTTGTTCTTTAAGCGCAACTAACGGATCTTGGCCTTGACTTTGTGTTTCTTGTAATTCATCTAACAACATTTCTTCTAAATATTCATCAATTTTTGCTGCAACTTGTGTTTCTATTACTTGTTGGAATTGCTGTTGTAGTTCTGGAGGTAATTCACCGCCATATTTGGCTGCTTCTTGCTGTATTGCTTCTGCATTTGCTGCTTCAATTTCTTCTCGAGCTAACATCGATACATGTTCCAAAATATGAGTTTGAAAAACAGTCATAACTTGAGGATTAGATTTTACTAAAAGAGAAGACATTGTAGTTCTATGTGCACTAATGTGTGCTTGATGATCCTGTCCTCTAAATGCTGTTAATGTCATCATGGCTAATGCATTAGAATTTTCTATTGCAGGATCTTTTGGAGAAGGTGTCTGAGGAACAGGCAGAATAGCTTGAATATCTGTTACACCTAAAGCTTGATACATTCTTTTATACGCTTCGTATAAATTATGCATTTCAGGATTTGTCTGTGCTAATTGTAATTGTGTTTGTGCCAATGTAACACGTTGAGACATAGAAAAAATGTTTGGATCAGAAACAGGCATAATATCAACACGATCATCAAAGTCTGTTGACTTAACACTAGGAACAATATCTTGTCCTACATCGTACGGATAAAAAGGTTCTGTAAATTCTTTAAATACTTTAGCTAATAATTGAAATTCAATCTTCTGTGCATAGTGACATCTTTTATGAATAGCCGACATAACTCTGGAACCTCTTTCCATAAGAGCCATGGTTGTTCCTACAGGTGCATTTGCTGCTACACTGTCACCAATTTTTTGATCGGCAATTGTAGCAAAACGTTGACCTGCTTGAACAACAAATCCCAGTAATTGAAATAACGTTGCACTTGGTTCTTTGTAAGGTAAAGGCATAAGACCTGAACGTAGGTCGCCTGAAGGTGCATCTACATCCCTGAACTCTCCTGGTTGAAGGGGAGTATCGTCGTCCTTAACTCGCAATCCACGAGCCTTGAAACCCGCAGGGAGATTGGACAGTGTACCTGCATCAATAAGTTGTCTAAGTGCTGACGTGGCAGTTCTGGAGAGACCCCCGAGCATGTGGATAAGACCAAAACCATAAAAACCAAGCCCAGGTAAAAACTTATAGTGTACAAAATATTGTTTCTTTTTATAAAAAGGATCATCTTCTGCATAGTTTCTATATATAGATAAAACTTTTCCTGAACCTTCATCAACTGTAACGATGTATGGAAGTTTAATTCCATCTTGATTTTCAAACCCAGGTAAATCTAAATCACAGTGTATTTCTAATAATGTATAATTATCATTATTGTAATTAGTATTTTGCGTTCCTTCTATTTTGTTTTTTGTTTCTTGAATACGTGAGTCTTCATAGAAAGGTTGTATGTCAATGTCACGATACATACCAATGACTTGCATTTTTTTAATTTCATTTTCTGTTCTGCGAAGAACGTGTGTAACTCTTTCAGCTGATAATAAATCAGTAGCCAAATAAGGAACAATTAAATCATCTGCTGGTATAAATTTGGATACAGCTCTTCCAAGAGTCGCATCGAAATAAATTTTCTTAAATGTTGAACCTGTTAATGGTAAGTAAAAAAGCATTTGATCCAGCTCAGGATCAAACTCTTCCATGACATGCATAATCTGATAGTTCATGAAATCACGAACTCTCTCAGCTTGTTGTTCTTTTTCTGTGTCAGGTGTTCCTATAATTTGTGTTCTTACAGGTCCTCCTGAAGGTAATAATTCTTTATATGCCTGTGCTTGAAATTGTGTAACTGATTCAGATAACAAAGGATGCGTAACCCCACTTGCTCCTGTAAAAGGTTGTGTTCTTTCTTGATATTTAAATCCTAATAAGTCTAAACCTTTTCTATATGAATCATACCAATCTTCTCTAGATGTTTTATCGTTTTTGTAATCATCGATAAGTGTACTTGATATTTTTCCTAGTTCATCGTCATCTATATATTCAGCTAAGTTTGAATCAAACTGTACTTCTTCCATTTCTGGTTCAGGATTTATAATAGCAGATCCATCTTCTTGCATTTCCACTGCTTCTATCTCCATATCTGGAGTTTCTATTGTAACTCCTTCTATTTCAATGTCGGTGTTTGGTTCTCCTATTGGTTTTTCAACTGCCATTATGCTACCTCAAATATATCAATATTAGACACAAGTCCACCTTTGGCTTTATGTGTCGCAAATGATTCTAACATTTCTTCAGTAATCTTGATAGCGAAAACTGGCTCCATTGATTTTTTATCAGGAATAGAAATAGGCTTAATCTGATAATTTGGATTTGTTCTCATTAGTTCTCTCGCTTGATCTTCATTTGTCAATGTTGCTACCATATTGCCATTTTGATCAGTAACTCGGTATTGTGCTTTTGACCCTTTTTTTACTTGTACAGGCATCGTAATAACTTCCGAGTTATTTTCTTTCGCCTGCTTCTTTAATATTTTCTCTATCGTGGATGTATAGTGTTTACCCTTTTCATCAACTGTATTTGGTCCACCATAAAACTCGTCCATCCCAATACCTTTATATTTAGAACTTTTGAATTCTCCATTTCTTTTAAATATGTCAAAACGTTCTTGTTTATCAATATCACGTAATTCCTTCGGTGTAGCGGCATTACCATTAAAACCATATCTTTCAATAACAGGATTAGAAGTTGCTGTTGCGTAGTAATCGGATGCGTCTGGATCTTTCAACACATATTTTCTGTACGCTAGTTCATATAAATCTTTTTTAATTAAAGCATCTGCCCATTCTTCTCTGTTCTTCAGTGGCAGATCAGGAAACAATCCTGACATAGTAGCGCCATCAATTGTCATTACTTCATTTAACATCTTGTCAATGTTATCATTTAACAGTGTTCCGAGTTTAGCTAACTCTGCATCATCAAGTTCCCGTGTTGCGATATATTTATTAACTAACTCATCTACCTCTTCATCTAGTTTTATCATCTGTTGATTTAGTAGTTTCATTTCTTCAGGCGATTTCTCTAATGGTCTAAAGACTGATTTGTTTTCTTCAAAGAAATTAATAGTTGCCTCTGCTACGCGGTTAAGACCTTGTAGGTTTGTTGATTCTTTTCCCTCTTCTTGTATCTTACGAAGAGCTGCAGCCAGTTGCTGTTTACGCATGGCTGCTGCTTGTAAAATATCTGATTGTATTTCATCCGCATACGTGACACGAACCACGCCACTCGGATCAATGCCTGATGCTTTATTTATTTGTTCTTGTAACTCGTTATTCCTAACAACAAGTTCATCCATTTGATTAACTAAACCTGGGCTTACCTCATCTAACTGATCAGCATATTTTGCTATAATAGATAGTTTAGGAGTATCTCCCCCAAAATCAAGTAGTATATCATTAAGGTCTGCTGCACTCATTCCTCGTTGATTAGCTAATCGTCCTATTTTATTTCTTGCTTCAGCATACAAACCTTGCAAACTTCTTTTGTTTTTATTTAATTCTTTAGTTGTCTGTCTAATATTTATTTGTGTCTCAGGTCCTGCAACTTTTGGTGGCACAAAACCAAAACGGTCCGTGAGCCGCGTCCAACCGACAATGTACGTATCTTGCTCATTCGGTATCTGAAACTCATGACGATTTACTTGTTCTCCACCAAACATAGATTGCGGATAATCGCCCGAGTCACCAGGTAACTTATCACGGTTCATGTACAATATTCTTTCTCGTTGACTACCTTCAATAAAACCATCTTCTGCATATCCTGAATAACGTACGCTTACCGCGCCATTAGGATTAATGAGCTCGGACCCTGGCCCTGTTGCGTGTACTCGCATACCGCTGATCGGAGCTGTTCTAACTTGTGTCAAGATTGTGGCAGTATCTATTGGATCAGTATCTCCAAATAATTTTAGTATCTGAGGAATACGGTAATCCATTGATTCTGATTTACGAATATTATTTTTATTTAAGAAATCAAAAAATTCTTGTTTAGAATTAAAAGTTTTAGGCGTATCAGGTCGTGATAACAATCTGTCTACATCAGAATAAAATACTGATGTCATTGGTTGTTTAGTTATTGGTGTAGTAGTAATCGACTCTTCAATATTTATTCTGTCATTTGGTGTTGGATCAAATACATCCTCTGTAGATCTTTTTATAGTTTCTGATTCCAAACTTTCTTTTTGTTTTTTTGTAGGATTTACTAATTTTTCTTTTGGTGTTGGTATAGGTGCTGTTGTATGAGGCGGTGCTTTACCAAATAGTTTAAAGAAAGGTAATATAAGATTGGCTGTTTGATAAGAACCTTCGGGTAAAGAATCTTCTGGCGCTTCAAAAATATCTATATCCTCGGTTACACCTCCACCATAAGAAAAATTTTTAGCCATACCACCTTGTGCCATAAAAAGACCCTCATCTCCAGAAAAAATACTTTCTGATTCTTTTAAAGTTTCATCTCCAAAGGTTTGACCTTTAATGCTAGTTAAAACACCTTCTTCTTTAGCTATTTCATCAATTTGTTTTAAATCATCTATTAGTGAGTTTACTTTAGAAAAACTATCACGAGTAAGTCCTTTTGACATTTGTTCATCAATTTGATTAATTTTTGTTTTTACGTAGTTTCTTACTTCGTTATCTAAAAGATTTGCTTCTTTACTTATTACCATTAGATTTTCCATATCAAGAGAAGTATTAATACTATCTTCTAAAGCTTTAATATGTCCTAATTGAAATTCAAGAGCTGCGGGATTAAAATCACCATCAAATACTTTAGCAATATCTTCGTACTCATCTGCAAAATTTTGCGCTTGCATATTTGCCTTCTCTCTTTTTAATAAAAGCTCTGCTAATTTATTTGCATCTATGTTTTTAACTTGATTCATTATTTGAGCTTCATTCATATAATTAGCTCTCATTCTTTCTGTTGTCATTCTCAGCCAATCCTTTGCAACTTCTCCTCTAATTGGAACATCTTGTATATTACCTATGGCTTGATTTATTTCATTTCTTTTTGCAACAAAGTCCGCCTGTTGAGTTGCATCTAAATTAAGTTTTACTCTTTTATCTGATCCTTTTGCACCTCTTCTTAATGAAAAAGCTCTAGCTAAAGGCATATTAGTATCATTCAAATATTTTTGTATAGCCTGAAACTCTCCTTGATATTTGGCTTGAGCAAACAAACTTTTAAGTTCAGTGTCTGTCGCATTTTTAAAAGTATTTCCCTTTGACTTTCTTAATTTTTCTAAAGACTCAGGAGTTGCCTCTTTAAATACAGCTGAGTATTCTTTATGGTCTCCTAATATTTCTTCTAATTTATTAAAATTTATTTCTATACCCGAGGAGTTAGGATTATTTTTTTTGTAATCTTCTATTAAAGCTATCGCTTTATTTAATCTTCTAGCTTTGTTAAGAGAATTTCCTTTTCTTAAAGGATGTTGTAGTCCAAATTGAGTCCAAGCTTTTGCATCATTAATATTAGAAAGGGCTGCTTTTCTAACTTTATATCCTGTTGTTCCATATGTTCCAGTATCATAAAAGTTATTTAAAGCTATTTTTAAAACATCATCATTACCATTTACTATCTGTGCGTATATTTTACCTGCAGCATTAAACTGTTCTTCTGTTGCATCTGATCCAATTTTAAATTCTGGTAAGGAATTAATAACATTAGTTGCCTCATCATAATCACCTACTTGGTATTTTACAAATTCTTTGTTACCATACTTTTCTCCCTCAAGTGTTCCGAGTCCTTTACCTTTACCTTGTTGTTTTGATACTTGCATAATTCGTTCATAAATAGGTGTTACAGTTTCCATATATTTAGAACGCTCTTGTAAAATTTTATTACCAGGAGAATAGAAATCAGAAGCTAGTGAAATATTTTCTGGTTGCCCATAAATATCCGTATATCCTTTTTCTTCCATTGTTTTATTAGCAATATTTTTAACTTGATTAGGAGTTAAATTAGCTCCTAACATCTCATCTTTTGCTGTAAGAGATCCTTTTGTTTTTGTATCTGTTGGTTTTCCTTTTACAAATCTTAACAATGCTTCCTGTTCGCCGTCTATAACAGGTTTTAATTTTTGCATGACCTCTATTATTTCGCTTTGAGATAATGTTCCTACTAATTGTTTATCTTTCGCTGCATCTAGTAAAGTAGATTTACCACCATACTTTGCTATACCTTTTGTTGCTAACTTAGCTAAAGCTGTTCCTAACCCTGTATAATCAAGCGCATCTAACGGTGCTAGTACAACACCGAACATCTCTTCTCCTGTAAGATCCAAAAAGTCCGTGCCTTCAGCTAATTTATTAAATCCCTTTTTCTGTGAACCAAATAAAAAATCTCTTACTCGTGTTACGTCATCTCCAAGAGAATATCTTTTAAAACCAAGATCACCTAATATGTTTTCTGTATCTGCTCCATAAGCTGACATACGGTATAATTCTGTTTCACTAATACCTGCTCTATCTGCTATTTCTTTATTAATTCTTTGCTGTTCCTGTAGAGAAGCCAATGCTTCCTCACTCGGTGCTAAAAAATCATACACATTAGATAACCCTTGAGCTAAAGCTTGACCTCCAATATTACCTTCAAGATCTGGTCTTGCTCCTTCTCTTGTTGGTGGTAACGCCTCGTCAATTTCAAAAATATCTATGTCTTCGTATTGATCCATTAGTAATACTGCCTTTGTTCAATTATCCCAAAATCATCATCTTTATAATCTGATTCTAGTTGTATGAAGTTTCCTTGCCTGAAACGCAACAACGCTTGTGTTGTTGAATCGACTAAATCGTCATGATCACCATAAGGGAAAGCAGCGCATTCTTCAATAACTTCTTCTGCCCACCGATCATCGGTGCACCATACCTGTCCTGATTCAAATAAAGGAGCCACGGAGTTAACACGTACGTGCTTATCATTGCCCTTACTAGGCGTATAAGTAACTACAGGAATTCCTACTTGACGTAGCTCCTGTGTTAAGGGCATACCAGAAGCTTTCGCTTCAATCAAGATTGTTTCGGGTTCCCAGTACTGATATTCTTCTAGCGCAATCTCTTTTAACTCAGGAAAATCCCATCTACCCTTGCGCATTGCGAGAAGAATGATGTGAAATGGTCCGTGTTCCACGGGTTTAAATACACCCCACGTTGTTATGGCACTAAAATCTGCTGTCTCTTTTTTACTAAATGCGGTGTCATAACTCTGTATAACATGCATTAAATCAGGAATATCTTCTCTTGGCCACACTTTCCACCAATCTCTTTTGATAATACTACCTTCTTCAGACGTTGGCGCTTGTTGCCATTGTGCTTGCCACTTTTGCTCTGATAATGATGCTTTTACCCCTTCTAGTTCTGATAACTTCCAAAACTCAGGCCACATTGGTTTGTCATTCAAGATAGCAGGAAACTCAACCACGTCCCACTGATCGGCATTTTCATTACTTTGTGCGTTAATTAATTTTCCTGTAAGATCCTTTGTGGACCATCTTGTCATAACCACGACTATCGAACCACCAGGTTGCAAACGCTGTCTAGGTCCAGACGTATACCATTCGTATGCGTTGTCCATGGCTGTTTGACTGAGTGCATCTTGCTCGGAATGAGGGTCATCAATGATTAACAAATCAGCACCACGCCCTGTTATCGCACCACCAACCCCTGCTGCAAAGTATTCACCACCTTTATTGGTTGTGAACCTACCTGCTGCCTTGGAATCTTGTGATAAACTTACATCAGGAAATACATCTTTAAATTCTTGTTGGTCAAACAGGTTACGAACCTTTCTACCAAAGTTATAAGATAGTTCTGCTGTGTGTGTAGTTTGTATAATTTTTAGCTTAGGATTCCTA